CCTTTATTTTGGGACAAGTATCTCCATCTATTGAGCCTCTTAATTGCAACTATTTTACAAAAGATCTCGCTAAAGGTAAGTTTACTTTTAGAAATCCATATCTCAAAACTCTTTTAGCTGAAAAAGGTAAGGATGATGACGATGTTTGGATGAGTATCCTAGAAAGAGGCGGATCAGTACAACATCTTACTTTCTTGTCTGAGGAAGAAAAAGAAGTCTTTAAGACTTTCGGAGAGATTTCTCAAAAAGAAATTGTCATACAAGCTACTCAAAGACAAAAGTATATTGATCAAGGGCAGTCTCTAAATATCATGGTAGCTCCAAAGGCTCCTGCAAAAGAGGTTAATCAATTATTGATTTATGGCTGGCAGAATGGAATCAAAGGATTTTACTACCAGAGAAGTGCTAATCCTAGCCAAGAATTAGCAAGATCTATGATGGAATGTAAATCTTGTGAAGGATGAATTTCCCCAAGATTTGGTTTTGTGTATATACATGCACTATGACCGAACCAGAAATTAATTTTACAGACGAGGTAGAACTCGACGAAACAATAGCATTTATACTTGATCGCATCGACGAAGCACAATTCGAAGAAGATTGATTTAGTATATTTGCATTGTCTGAGAATTTCCAGTACCCAAGTCGGGGCTAGAAAAACAAAAACTAACTAAAATAGTAGTATGACAATGATGATAAACAAAATGATGGCTCCTTTCGTTTTCGAAGGAGATATATTTAAGCGCATGAATCAAATTTTCGAAGAGAATCGTGCTAATCCATATCGTGGCTCAGAGCCTTACGATATTTATAAGAAAGACGACTCTTTTGTTGTTGAATTTGCGCTTGTTGGTCTAGATTCAGAAGACATTAGTGTCTCTGTTTCTGGCCAGACGTTAAAAATTGAAGCAGAATCTAAGCAAAATGACGAGGTTTCTGAATTCTACCACAAAAAAATATCTCGACGCTCCGTCAAGAAGCACTTCACATTGCACGAGAGTATCGACAAAGACTCCATTGAGGCTGAATATAAGAATGGCCTATTGAGAGTCAAATTACCTCTTGAAAAAGAGGAGAAAAAAGATATAATGATCAAAGTTAAGTAACGCTTTGAAGTGACTTGTATCGCTCCTTCTGGGTCGTGCTTACCTAGAAGGAGTTTTTTTATGATCACTTATGGAATTACAGTCGCAAATGAGTTCTTTGAATTTAAAAGATTAATTAATTCACTTGAACCGTATGTTTTACCAGATGAGGAGATTGTAATATTGGCAGATAAGAATAAGGTAACAAAAGAGATCGAAGATTTTTGTGAGCTTTGTGGGTTAAAAGTAAACTATTTTGACTTTCAGAAAGATTTCTCTGCTTTTAAAAATACTTTGTTCGACTTGTCTACAAAAGATTATTTGATGCAGATTGATGCTGACGAACAAATTCCACCATCATTATTGAATGCATTAAGGGCAGTTGTTCAAAAAGGAGACATTGATCTGCTTTGGATTCCAAGAATTAATGTCGTTCGCGGGGCGACAGAAGAACATATCAAAAAATATAACTGGACAATAAACGAAATGGGTTGGGAGGGATTTCCTGATTTTCAATCTCGCTTTGTTTCTACCAAAGGTCATGTTAAGTGGCAAAATAAAGTTCATGAGGTTTTAGCGGGAGCTAAGAATCAAGCTAAATTATCTAGTGACCCTATTGAGCATTTTTGTATCCTTCATGTTAAGGATATTCAGAAACAAGAAAAGCAAAATGACCTCTATGACACAATCTAAAGTTCTTGTTAGGGCAGAGGGCGGTTTAGGAGATTGTCTTTTATCTAATAGATTTATCCCAGCAATTAGAGAATACCATTCTGATTGCCATATTACTTTTGCCTTCGATAATGATAGAGGAGAGATTTACCAACTAGATGTTTTAGAGGGATTTTATCCAAGCATGTCTGACAGATATTGTTTTTGGGATGAGGTTGATAAAAGTGATTATGATTTCTTTTATGATCTCCATATCGACAAAATGAAATGGACGACTTATGATTTTGATTGGTTAAGTAGATTCTATTACTTCCCAAAATCAGAGATCACAGTCCAAAAAGCAGATTATGTTTGTTTGCATTTGACTCATAATTTATGGGAGCCAAAAAATCTTAAGAAGGATTATATCACCAAACTGGTCAACTCTCTTTATGATACTGACAATAAGCTGGTCGCGATTTGTACAGAAAAAGAAAAAGAGCGTTACTCTGATGTTTTGGATAAAGTTAAAATAGTTTGCTCTAGTATTGACGAGGCATGTATTACCGTAATGGGAGCTAAAGCTTTTGTAACTATTGATTCTGGGTTTAAGTATATGGCTTATGCTAATGGTGTCCCAACAATTGAAACAGCAGATTATTATTCTCAAGTTGGAGTTACTCATCCAATGATCAAAGCGAGGTGGTTACCATTCCAAGAGAGGGGATTACCACTTTATTCTGATCCCCAGTATTTTGCAGTTGGATTAAAAAATATTTTAGAAAATAGAATTTCTTCAATATTTCCTTACAATAATTCAAACAAAAAAACTTTTAAATTATGATTATCTCAACTTCAAGAGGTCTTTACGACTTAAACCAAAATAAATTTATTTTAGAAGGGGATGGTCCTTATTTTGGATTATCTAAAGATAAAAATGATTTTATATACGCAGTGAGAAGAGAGTCAAAAGATGTCGTTGTTTTAGACAAAGAATATAATCAAGTTGGTAAAATTGATACCCCGACTTGTGTGGACGCTCACGGTTTGGAAATTTATAACGACAAAATTTATATTTTGTCAACTAAGAGTAATGATATTATTCAAGCCGATTTAAAGTCAATGGAGGTCGAGAAAATTTTCAAAAATAGTATCGGCAATCAAAATCCACACATGAACAGTATTAAACAAGTCGGAGATCTTTTATTTGTAATGTCTCATAGAGACAATTTCACTAACTCTTCTTGTATTCATTTATTTAGTCCAAAAATTAATAGGGCGTTTCGATTTTTTAGTAATCTAGGCGAACATTGTCATACAATCCAATATTACAATAATACATTTTGGTATTGCGATTCTTTTAATTCAAGGATTGCTTCCGTTGATGGAGATAGTATTAATATTGAATCCGAAGGTTTAGTTAGAGGCATGGCTCTTAAAGATAGCAAGCTTTACGTTGGACTTTCTGCAAAAGCTCCTAGAGCAGAACGCCATAAAGATGTTGATGGAGAAATATTTGTTTTCGACTTTGATTCAAAAGAACATATCGAAACTATTGTTATAAAAGATTGTGGACAAGTAAATGAAATCATATTACATTAATCTTAAATCTAGAAAAGACAGGCTGGAAAGTTTTTCGAGTCAGTTTAAAAAAGTTCGCAGTTTATTTGTCGATGATTGCGATAGGATAGAAGCTATAAAATTTAGCGAATACAATGTTTCTTATAATAAAGCGGCCTGTTCTGCTTCACATGCTAAAGCAATCAGAAAAGCAATACAAAATGGCTTCGCCAGATTTACTATTTTTGAAGATGATGTAGTTTTTGACGAATCAAAAACAGAAGATTTTATTACATCTTACAACTCGCTGCCAGAAAATTTTGATTTATTTTATTGGGGCTGTGTTTTTCAAAAAAGTGGCTCTATGTATCTTCCAGATAAAAGTAAGAAGAGCGCAGAAAATTATTCCGACACTTTATATAAGTTAAATTCTGCTGGATCTGCTCACGCAATTACTTATTCTTTAGAGTTCGCTAAATTATTGGATGAAAACCTTTTTCCTAAAAGCTACGATAGGAAATCATGGATTGAATGGCAAAAACATAACATTTGTTATGATCACTGGTTAAAGTTTCAAGGTTTTAATTTTAATTTTTTTAGCCCAAAATTCATTTATGCATCTCAATACAATAATTATTCAGATATAGACGGAAAATTTTCTGATAGAGATTCTGTAATTAAGAACTCAATTTCACAAATTTAGTATGATAACTTGTATAGACATTTCTAATAGAGCAATTGGGAACTCTTTATTTAATTATTATTTTTTACTCACGGTGGCAGATAAGACTGGTTACAAACCTATTTATCCAGTCTCTCAAGAGTTCATGCACCACTCTGGTCAAAGGATACAACAATTACAATCTGGCTTCAATATTGATATAGATAAGATGCCAGTAGATGAGATAAACAAGCATTTAAAGTATATTTACAGAGAACATCAAGATAATATTTTCGATGAAGATGTTTTCAATATCAAAGATGACACTAATTTTACTGGGTATTTTCAGAATCAAAGATTCTTTAATTTTGATGATAAAAAAAATATTGAATTCAAGGATTCCATAATTGAGCGATCACTTGTAGTCCTAGAAAAACTTGGAGTAGAAGTTAAAGATTTTGTTTCTATTCATGTAAGAAGGGGAGATTATCTAAAAATAGACCAGCACCCCGTTCAAACAATGGACTATTATAATAAAGCTGTTGATCAATTCCCAAATCGTAAATTTTTGGTATTTTCTGATGACTATGAATGGATTAAAAACAATTTTGACTCAGAAAGATTTGTATGTTTTCCAACTCAAGAGGATGCTTTTATAGATTTGTATTGCATGTCGGCTTGTTCTGACAATATAATAGCGAATTCTACATTCTCTTGGTGGGGGGCTTTTTTAAATAAAAATGTGGACAAAACAATTGTTTACCCTGATAATTGGTTTAAGAGCAAAAGTGCGGAAATATTCCCAGAGGACTGGGTAAGGATATGAAAAAAATAAAAAATAAAAATGGGGATGTATTGCACATCATCTATAGATTATCAGAACTAGAAGACCTAGATTTTAGAGAGGATATTTCGGATGAGTCTGAATTCTTGCAACTTGCCGCAATTAAAATTCCAGATAACCATAAATTTCGGGGACACAAACACCTAACTCTTCCTAGAGAAACAAACATTACCCAAGAATGTTGGGTGGTTGTTAAAGGTAAAGTCAAAACATTCCATTATGATGAAGACGATAATCTCTTAGAAGAAAACATTTTAGAGGTTGGTGACGCGACTATAACTTTTAGAGGAGGTCATAATTATCACGCTCTTGAAGAAGGTGCGCTAGTTTACGAGATAAAAACTGGCCCTTATATGGGACAAGCAAAAGATAAAACATTCATTAATGATTAAGTTAAATTTAGGCTGCGGCCCTACCAACTTTGGAGATGAATGGATTCATATTGATTCTGGTGACTACGATCACTTGGATTTGAAATTTAACTCTATTACTAATTTACGTTGGGAATCAAATTCTGTAGATGTCATTTACGCTTCCCACGTTTTAGAATATTTCGATAGACAAGAAGCTTTAGAGATTTTATCCGAATGGAAAAGGGTTCTTAAAAAAGGGGGGACTCTTCGATTAGCTGTTCCAGATTTTTATGTTATGTCTAGACTGTATCAAGATGGAGAGTATCCATTGGATAGATTTCTTGGACCTTTGTATGGCAAGATGGTAATGTCAGATAAAATAATTTACCACAAGACAGTCTACGACTTTGACTCAATAAGTAAGATTCTTAGTGAGGAAATTGGATTTAATTCTGTTAAACGTTATAATTGGAGGGATACGGATCATTCTCATATTGATGATTGCTCTCAAGCGTATTTGCCCCATATGGACAAAGATAATGGAACATTAATCAGTTTAAATGTAGAATGTAAAAAATGAAAAAACAACACAGAGTAATTTGTGCATCTCCTCCTAGGACTGCCAGTACAGTTTTAAATAATTGTATTTTAGGCTTAATTAGACCTAATCACCCAGTGGTAGTTTTAAATGATGAGACAATTAAAGAAAATTTTGTTACAGTTACCCATGATATAGATATTGACGCTATTACTGAAAAATATTCAGATGAATATGAATTACATTTTTTCTGCTCTGAAAGAAAAGAGTTAAACAAATTTATTGATTTAAAATACCATTCTTATAAAAATGTATCTGTTATTCAATTTGAAGATTTAAATGAGACAGAAGATAATTCTGTAGAAAATATTGTATCGAATGTTTTATCTATGTTTAATTACAAGATAGAATTTGATGTAAAAGCCGCTACAAATAGAATTAAAAATATGAATGAATTCTATGAAACAATCAAAGATTTAGATTTTTCATATTATGATGGATTTTATCATCTTCATGGGAGTCATAGAAACAGAAAAGATTAAATGAGTGGATTAACAAAAAATGGAATTAGAAATTTCCTAGACAAAGATAATCCTCTAATTTTAGAGGTCGGTTCTTATGATGGTCAAGATAGTCTTGGTATGTTGCAAGCCATGAAAAGAGCAGAGATTTATGCCTTTGAAGCTGATCCAACATCCATTAAACATTTTAAAAAATTAAATCATCCAGACCAAATTACTTTGGTTGAAAAAGCTATTGGGAATAAAGATGGTTATATTGATTGGTATCCAAGTGTGAGCAATGGTGGCAGAGAGTGGTCTTTATCAAGCTCTCTTAAAAAACCATTGAATCATTTAAAAAATTATCCGACTGTTTCTTTTAAAAATGATCCAGATAAAGTTGAATGCATTAAATTAGACACTTGGGTAGAAGAAAATATTCCAGATAGGATTATTGATTTTATTTGGTGTGATGTAAATGGAGCAGAAGAAGAAATGATTTTAGGAGCTATTGATACACTTAAGAATAAAACTAGATTTTTTTATACGGAATGCTTCGATACAGAGCTTTGGGAAGGTCAAGTAAATCAACGATGGATCACTGAAACCTTGGATAACTTTCAATTTATTTCTAGGCATGGACACAACATCCTACTTCAAAACAAAAACTTATAATGAAACAAGTAAAAGATCTTGAAGACAAAGTAGCCGAGTTTTTCGGGTCTAAGTATGCTGTAGCTGTAGATAGCTGCACGCATGGCTTAGAACTTTGTTTGAGAATGCAAAACGTTAAAGAGCTTTGCGTTCCCAAGAGGACATATATTTCGGTTCCTTTTTTGGCAAATAAATTGGGGATTCCACTCAAATGGAAGGAAGAATCTTGGCAAGATTACTATTTTATTGAAGGGACGAATATTGCTGATGCAGCAGTTCTTTGGCGCAAGGGTAGTTATATCCCAAACACATTTATGTGTTTGAGCTTCCAATTTCAAAAACATCTTAGTCTTGGGAGAGGTGGTATGATTCTAACCGACAACAAACAAGCCGCTGAAGATTTAAAGAAAATGTCTTATGATGGAAGGTTACCAGATGTTCCTTGGAGAGATCAGGACATATCTAGTTTCGGGTATCATTATTACATGACCCCAGAGACAGCTCAAATAGGTTTAGATAAATTAGAGCAAGCTATTAATACTAAGCCCCAAAAATGGGTTATAAATGATTGGCCAGACTTGACAAAAATGAAAGTTTTCCTATAATAAGACGCTTATGGAAAATCGAAAGCCATATTTTAAGTTCAGAAATCCGTTTGAGGAAACACCTTCCTATGATGAGTGGAATATTTACAAAGATTATATACAAGAAGATCACATTGTATATGACTTAGGAGCGCATACAGGATGGATGTCTGAGTATTTTTGTCAAATATCAAAACAGGTCCATGCTTTCGAGCCAGTCCCACATTTTTTTGAAAAACTAAAAGAAAACACTAAAGAATTTTCTAACATTACATATCACAAGACCGCTGTAGGTGAGTATAATGACCCTAATATTAGAGTTGAGGGGCAACGAGGTTCTGTAAAACTAACTGATTATATAGACGATAAGGGATTAGAGTTTCCCAATTTTATAAAGGTTGATATAGAAGGTTTCGAAACTCTATTTTTTAAAAGCATTAAATCTATTCTGGAAAAGGGCAAAACAATTTTCTATGTAGAAATGCACTCTTGGCTTAAGGCTTTCAAATATTCAGAAGAAGGCGGGTTTGATTGGAATGATTTAAAGAAATACAACTACATCGTAAAAAAATTCAGCTGGGAAGATCCTGACAGAATATGGAGCGAGGCAGAAACCTTAACTTTGGATCAAGACTTTAATCCGAAAAGGAATGAAACCTTCTGCTATCTTTTCATCCCCAAAAATGGGCTATAAATGATTGGCCAGACTTGACAAAAATGAAAGTTTTTATATAATAAGGCATGAGGAAAAAAGCTCTTATTACTGGCATCTCAGGTCAAGATGGAAGTTACTTGGCAGAATTACTCTTAGAAAAAGATTACGAAGTCTATGGATTTATTAGGCGGCATTCTTTAGCTAGCACTCAAGAAACTAGGGTTGATCATCTAGTCAGTAAAGGTCTAGTTAAAACTGATTATGCTGATCTTTTGGATAATTCCTCTATAAATCGTTTGATGGGTCTTATTCGACCAGATGAGATTTACAATCTTGCAGCTCAAAGCCATGTTAGAGTCAGCTTTGATATTCCTCAATTTACTTTGCAAACAAATATGATAGGAACTCTGAACATGCTTGAAGCATATCGTTTCTGTTGTCCAGAAGCTAAATTTTATCAAGCGAGTTCTTCTGAGATGTTCGGTAATGAGATCGATGAAGATGGGTTTCAAAGAGAAACTACCCAAATGAAGCCTGTTAGTCCTTATGGATGTTCTAAGTTGGCCGCTCATTGTATCGTAAGAAATTATCGTAATTCTTATAATTTGTTTGCTTCTAACGGCATTTTATTTAATCACGAGTCCCCTCGTAGGGGAGAAAACTTTGTTACCGCAAAAATAGCTAAAGCTGTAGCAGCAATTCACTTGGGATTACAGGAGGATTTGGTTCTAGGAAATCTGGAATCTTATAGGGACTGGGGCCATTCTAAAGATTATGTAAAAGCAATGCATGCTATTTTGCAGCACCACGAACCAGAAGATTTTGTTATTTCTTCAATGCAGACTCATTCTGTTAGAGACTTTTGCGAGGAAGCATTTGGTTTTGTTGACCTAGATTACAAGGATTTTGTTAAGAGCGATCCGAAGTTTTATAGGCCAGAAGAGTTGAAAAAACTAAAGGGAGACTCGTCTAGGGCTAGAAAAACTCTTAATTGGGAGCCAGAATTTGACTTTAAAGGCTTGGTTGCAGATATGGTTTCTTACTGGATTGATGAATTATCTGTTGACAAGAATTGAAACCAGATTATGATGCCTTCATGCCAAGAGGTAAGAGGACATGTCCCAAATGCTCTACCTTATGCTCTACCCGTTCTCACGAGTGTGAGTGCGGGTTTAGTTTTAAAAATCAAAAAAAATCACCTAAAAAGCCTACATATTACAAGGAAAAAATAGATTTCGTGAAGAGGATGCTTGGTGGTCAGCGTTCCATTAGTGCAAAGTTGGACATGATTACAGCAGCTAAGGTCTTCAAGAGATTTGAAAACGATGTAGATTTTTTACTGAAAGTCAAACCTCCCTTCAAATTAGACGGTACAATAAAGTACTTTTTAAGCAGTGATGGCTTGGCTTACTTGGACAAAAAATACAAGGAATTTCACTACAAACCAAAAAACTCAGAAAAAATGGTTGACCATAAGCTCAAAGTGGGAGAAGATAGAGTGATCGAAAAAAGAAAAACCCTGAGAGATTTTTTAGATGAGTAAGAAGAGTGAAAAAAGCAAAGTTGGCACTTCGGAGTTTATGTCGAAGTTTTTTGAAAGCAATAAGGAATTCCACTACAATTTTGAAGATACTGCGGAATCATACCTTGCCTCAACTGGCTCCATGATTTTAGATAAGTTTATCGGAGGTGGTTTGGGAGCTGGTCTACAGCGTTTTATTGGATGTAATGAGGGAGGCAAAACCAACGAAGCTCTCCATGTTATGAAGAACATGTTGGAGACCGTAGAGAAAACAAAGGGCCTCTACATCAAGGCGGAAGGTCGTTTGTCAAAAGATATCCAAAAGCGGTCTGGATTGAAATTTGTTACTGATCCTAGTGATTGGGAGCTTGGAACTTGTCTCGTGTGGGAGTGTCATATTTACGACACTGTTTTTGATGGTCTTAGAGAATTACTAAAAAATAATCCAGAAAAAGAAAGATTTTGCATTGTCATCGACAGTATGGATGGCTTGCTTCCTAAATCTGATTTAGCTAAAACCACTAGTGACGCAGCAAAAGTCGCAGCAGGTGCAGCTTTAACTTCAGACTTCTTAAAGCGGGTTAGTCTTGGTATGGGTAAATTTGGTCATATGTGCATAATGATCTCTCAGGTTCGGTCAACTATTAAGACGAGTCAGTATGCCAAAGGTGATCCAAACAATCAAACCAATTCTAGCGGTGGCAATGCAGCATTACATTATCCAGATTGGATTATTAACTTTGAAAAAAGAAATCAAGCAGATTTAATCCTCAAAGACCCAAAAGCTAAACCTAGCCCAGAGAACCCAATCATTGGGCATTATGCTAAAGTGCTAATCCAGAAATCCACTAACGAAAGTACTGGAATGAGGATTAGGTATCCAATTAAGCATGGTCGCTCTGATGGTAAGTCAATTTGGATTGAGCGTGAGATTATAGAAATGCTTCTTATGTGGAATTTTATTGAGAAGTCTGGATCTTGGTTTAAAATCGACGAAGAGCTTTTGGATTACCTCAAGAATAGAGGGATCGATATCAACGAAAAATATCAGGGAATGCAGTCTTTGTATGATCTTCTTGAGAACAATGAAGAAGTACAAAAAGGCATGAGGTTCTTCATTGCAGAAAATGTATTCTCATGATTTTTTTAACGACAACAGGTCGTGAACAAAAGCTCAAGAATTCCTCTAAGTACTTAATTGATTGGGACAAGAAGTGTCGCAGTAAGATTCAGAAAAGGGTAAAAGATCTTTTGCACCGACATTGGATCTCTGATATTGTTTTTGAAGAGCTGCCTGTTCTTGGAACAAGGATGACCCTTGATTTTTATAATGCTAACAAAAAACTAGCAATAGAAGTTGATGGTAACCAGCATTACAAGTTCAACAAATTTTTTCACTCTAATTCTAGACAGAATTTTTTATCTCAACTACAAAGAGATGAGAAGAAGGAATATTTTTGTGAGATTAACCAAATTAGGCTTGTAAGAATACTAGAGAAGGATATTCTTGACCAAGACCTTCTTAAAAGGCTTGAGGTAATATGAATAATTTTGACAAGACAGACAATACGTTACCAAAGAGTGTTCTCACTAAGCTGTTTGATTGCACGGGTTCTCCAAGTGGTAGCAATAAAGGGTTTTTCCTTTTTTACATCAACGACTTAGGACAACCAACATTTGCGACTAAAACAGACAATAGCTGTGTAGATATGGCTCTTACAAAATTGGTGGAGATATCTTGTGAGAAGGAGGTCGGAGAATGATTCATAGCATGGATCTAGAGAAGACTGTGCTAAAAGGTCTTTTGCAACACCCCCATAAGTGGGCTGAAGTTTCAGTTTTTTTAAATGAAAAAGATTTTTTTAGTGAAGACTCTCAAGTTCATCTTTCTATCTTTAAGTTGATCCGCAATGCGTTGAACAATGCAGAGACAATAGATGACACGATACTTATTCCAAGATTAGAGCAGCTAAAGGTTAGTTTTCCAGATAGTATTGATTTACCAGAGTATATTCGGTCTCTAGTATACCACAAGATAACAGAAGAAATTTTTATTTCCTCAGTCAGAGAATTGAAGAAGTTTTCTGCTCGTCGTGAGATTTATTATTCTTCTAGAAATGTCGCCTCTTTTGTTAAAAAAGCTGATCCAGACTTGAAGTATTCTGAGATCATAGATAAAGCAGATGAGATATATAATAAGAACATAAAAGAGTTTGAGTTCAATGATGAAGGCCCAATCAACCTTTTCGACATCATGGAAGAGTTGGTTGAAGATAGGGGTAATAACCCTGTTGAAGAATCTGGCTTAATGGGCCCACACCAGAGGATCAATGACATTTATGGATCTTTACTGCTTGAGGGTAATATCTCTGTTATTGTAGCTCGCTCTGGAGTTGGTAAAACTCAGTTCTGTATGGATTATACTACTAGGACTGCGGCTAAGTACGACATCCCTGTTTTACACTTTGATAATGGAGAGATGAGTGAAGAGGAACTTACTCTTCGTCAGTGTTCCGCTATGACAGGCATCCCCATTTACCTCTTACAAAGCGGCAAATGGAGAACTTCTAGCTATAAGGATTGGACGGTAGAAGAGGTTGTAGCAAGAGTTCGTAGTGCTTGGGATCAGATTAAATCTGGCAATATGAAATTCTATTATGAAAATGTTGCTGGCATGTCTGCTGAAGAAATGTGCTCTTACCTAAAAAGATTTTACTATTCTAAAGTGGGCAGGGGGAACAAAATGATTTTTAGTTTTGATTACATCAAGACTGACTTTAATAACCTTGGTAAGAATGAGGGTTGGCAGCAAGTGGCTTCAATGGTTCACTTGTTCAAGCAGACAATTCACAGAGATCTTTGTTTTGATGGCAAGCCTTGTGTATCAATGATGACTTCTGTTCAGGCCAATAGACTTGGAATTACTGGCAATCGTGGTGCAGATGCAATTGTTGATGATGAGAGTGTCGTTTCCCTTTCTGATGGCATTACTCAATTCTGTTCTCACTTGTTTTTGCTCAGAAGAAAAATTCCAGATGAGATACATGAAGATGGAGATCGCTTTGGTACTCATAAGTTGGTCAATCTAAAAGCAAGACACTTGGGCAAAGAAGCTCTACGTGCAATTAATCCTGTTGAAATGCCAGATGGATCTAATCGTAAAAACTTTATCAATTTAAATATTGAAAACTTTAGGGTTGAAGAGAGAGGGGATCTGCAAGACGTTGTGAATTCAATCAATAATGTTGATGTTAATTTGCAGGAGGGTGAGTTGAGTGACGATATACCAATGGTCCTTTCAGAATGACTGACTACAAATCTGTTTTAGAAGATCTTGGTTATCGATTAAAGGATCACGGGTCTTACTGGAGAACCAGTGCGGTTTACAGGTCTGGAGATAACTCTACAGCGTTACAGATCTACAAAGATACTGGTGTTTGGAAGGATTATGTGGAGGATTCTATGTTTCTTCCTTTTGAGGCTTTACTTAAAAAAACCCTCAATACTAATGATAAGAGTGTTTTAAGTTCTTATTTGAAGAGCGATAGTGTAAACATATATGAACGCGCTACTAAGAAACACCTTTTGAGTGAAGAAAAAACATTTCCAGATTCCTGTTTGAATCGCTTGCTACCTCATTACGACTTTTATCTAAACAGAGGCGTATCAGAAGATACTTTGAAAAAATTTAGATGTGGCTTGGCTATGTCTGGTAAAATGTATCAGCGTGTTATATTTCCTATTGTTCGCTCTGACGGCAAGATACACGGCTTTTCAGGTCGTAAGGTAACAGATGACCCCAGACCTAAGTGGCTTCACAATGGGAGGTGTTCTGACTGGTTTTATCCATACTATTCAATAGATGAAGTTGCTGGCGCTATTGAAGAACATCGTTGCGTCTATATTGTAGAATCTATTGGAGACTGTATTTCTTTGTTTGATTCTGGAGTAAGGAATGTTCTTGTTTCTTTTGGATTGAATATCTCTCCAAAATTTATCTCAAAATTACATTCTCTTCCATTGGATAAAATTTTTATAGCCTTTAATAATGATTTTAATTCAGATTCCAATAGGGGTTTTGAAGGTTCTATTAAGTCTATATTTAAGCTTTGTGATCAAATCGATTTTGACAAGATATTTTTCTCTCCACCTCCAGAAAACGATTTTGGTGACATGAATGGAGATCAGATTAATAAATATGTTGAATATTGTTCTTCTATCCAACATAATGAATCAATGGCTAACGTTATTGATTTCGCCAAAGAGATGAATAAACGTGGGGTCAATAAAACTTTCTCTAGTAATTTAAGGAAGTTTGAGAAGAAATTCGACTTCCATTATGGAGAAATCTGAAAATAAGCCCTTATCTGCATCAAGAATAAAAACGATGCAAACCTGCACTTGGCAATATTGGGCAAAGTACCACTTACGCTTGCCAGATAAGTCCAATCATGGATCTCTCCGTGGAACTATTTGTCACGCTATTTTTGAAAATCTAGGAAACCCTAGACATAGAAAGCATTACAGGGCGATAATAAAAGCCCAAGATATTAATGTTAGTCCTCCCATTAAGAGGATGGTCGATGCTTATGCAAAAAAGTATGAGATAGATGACTTTGAAAATATGGATCTAATCAACAAGATGACAGTTGAAGGTCTAAATTTTGATTTCTTTGGGGATACAAATGGAAAGCCTACGGAATCCATTTCAGAGAAGGACTTTGATATTTCTGTGAAAGAAGGAGACAAGGATTACAGAATATTAGGGTTTATAGATAAACTTTTCTTATTTAAAAGAAAAAAAACTGCAATCATCAGGGACTTTAAAACTTCCAAAAGTATTTTTGAGGGAAAGGAATATTCAGATAACATGCAGGACTATATGTATTGTCTTGCTGTAAAATATTTATATCCAGAATACCTCAAACGTAAGATGGAATTTTTATTTTTAAAGTTTGATCTTGAGGGAGAAGGTTGCTTAGAAATGCAGCCCTTGGATGATCTGGATTTAGAGGGCTTTGAATACTTTCTTACTGACGTGCAAAAAGTCATTAACAACTTCAATGAAAAAACTGCAAAGAGTGGTTTGGCTTGGGATAAAGGATACCCAGCAAAAGAAGATGGTTTCGCAGGTAAGATTGTTTGCGGTAGAGCTACTCACGTTGGTCAGTTGAAAAAAAATGGAGATTTGATGTGGCACTGCCCATTTAAATTTCCTTTCGACTATTATCACCTACTTGGAGAAGATGATAAGTTCATAAAGTCTTCTTACGCAAAAAAAGATTTGCAAGAGATGTTGGATGATGGCAAGGGAGTCAGGATTGAGAAGAAAAAATATGCGGGTTGTCCAGCTTTTTCGTTTGACATGGACGAGGATCTTCTCTAAGATCAAGTCATGATACCTCTCTTCAAGAGTCAGTACAGTATAGGTAAGTCTATATTGACTACAGAGAAAATATTAGACATTGCCAAAATAAACTCTCTACAAAGAGTGGTAATGGTAGAAGATTCGTTTTATGGGTTCAGGATTTTCAATCAAGTATTTCAGGAAGAGGGCATCCCACTGGTTTTTGGGTTGAGGATAAATGTGTTACAAAATGAGGGAGATATCAATGAGAAGCCAAGTAAGCTTGTTCTCTTTGCGAAGAACAATCAAGGAATACAAGATCTGAAGAGACTTTATTCAGATGCTTCTTTAAGCGATAAGAATTCCTTGATTTTATCTGACTATAGTGATAAAGATTTTGAGAATCTAAAGGTATGTGTTCCTTTTTATGATTCTTATATTTTCAATAATTTATTTTTCTTTGGTCTATCTCATATTGAGATAAGTCATTTGAATCCGACTTACTTTATCGAAGATAATAACCACCCTTTTGATTTTCAGATTAGGTCTGTTATCAAAGAGCTAAATGTGAAAACTCAGATGGTCAAAACTATTCTTCATCATAATAAGGATGACTTTGAGGCTTTACAAATGTACAAGGCTGCTTGCAGTAGATCTGGGGGTAAATCTCCAACTTTCCAAAACCCAAACTTAAATCACTTCTGTTCAGACGAGTTCTGCTGGGAGTCTTATAAAGATGCTACCACATAATCAAAAATATTTAGTTTTCGACACGGAGACTGAGGGTCTTAATCTTCATTCCTCTCGTACTTGGCAAGTTTCTTGGTTGATTTGTCAAGGCAATAAGATAATCAAAGAGAATGATAGATTTATTAGTCACAAAGATCTACAAATAAATAAAAAGGTAGAGCATTTGACTGGTTTTAGTTGGGATAAGTATAATGAGAGGAAGGAGCCTTTGAAGAAAGTTTGGGCTGATTTTAAAGCTGATTTGTTTAACCCAGAATACAAAGTTGTTGGTCAGAACTTGCTTGGCTTCGATGTTTACATGGTAGCTGGGATGCAGAGATTATTAGGGGAGACTCCAGATTACTCTTACCTTGAACGAATTTATGATACTAGAGCTTTGGGAAAGGCTTATAGGGAAGATCTAGACAAGCCTAAAACCAACATGCTTAGTTGGCAGTATAAAATAATTCATGACAGATCTCTTAAAGCGAGGGTTTCTCAGAATCAGTTATTGAAGTTTTTTGGAATTGAATTTGAAGAGGAGAAGCTTCATGATGCACTGTATGATAACAAGATGTGTTTCAAGGTTTTTTCGGCACTTAAAAAAGAAATGAATTTGTAATGTTTGAAGATTTTACAGTATATGATGATTGTGAACCTGCTGGAGTAGAACTTCCTAAAACAGAGGTTTCTTCAAAAGTTTTACAAAGCTTAGGTCTTGGTGAAAACAGCTCTACAAAAGAAATTATGTATGAGTTAACTCGCAAGGGTTTGCGAGATAAGGGGATCACTAAATATAATAATAGAGATGCTTACTACGTAAGAGCCAAACAAGAATTGGAGACTTTTGAGGAGCTAGGGTTTACAGATTACATTTTGCTTAACTGGGATGTATTAAATTTCTGCCACGAGAATCACATTCCTACAGGAGCAGGTCGAGGATCTGCTGCTGGCTCTCTTGTTTTATATTTATTGGGGGTAACTAATATTGATCCAATACCTCACAACTTATTCTTTGAGCGTTTCGTTTCAAAGAGTCGCGCTAAAAAAGTTTACGATAAGAGAAACAAGGAGTTTCTTGTTGGCAGTCTTCTTCCTGATGTTGATTCAGATATTAGTTATGAGCAGAGACAAAAGGTCATTCAGTATATTGAAGATAAACACAATGGCAGGACTGCAAAAATTTTAACATTCAATACTTTTAGTTCCAAACTTTGCATTAGAGAAGCGACAAAGTATTTCGATGAAGCAAAAGAGGATCAGGCTAATTTTGTTAGTGATATGATCCCAAAACTACATGGCAAAGTTTCTTCTTTAGAGAATGCTAGAGAAGAGAATGAGAAGTTTGATCAGTGGGCAAAAAAACACAAAAGAACTTTTGTTAACGCCAAGAGAGTAGAGAATTTAATCAAGAACACTGGAGTCCATCCTTCTGGTATCGCGATCTGCTCGCAATCAATTGGCGATGTAGTTCCATTACAGAGAACTAAAGATGGAGATTTAGTTACTGGTTACAATATGCATGATGTTGCTGACCTGATGGTTAAGTTTGATATTCTTGGATTGAGGACTTTAACTATTGCCCACAGGACTTGTGAGAAGATAGGCATCAACATAGATGACATAGATCCCAACGATTCTTTTATTTATGAAAAGCTTCAAGATTACAACCATCCAGAAGGTCTTTTTCAAATTTCTGCTGACACAAACTTTAGGGTTTGTCAGGAGGTGAAACCACAAAATCTAAACGAGCTTTCTGACGTTGTGGCTCTAGCACGGCCTGGAGCTCTACAATTTGTTGACGAATATATCACTCAAAAAGTGTCTCTCAAAAAGAGTGGATTACATGAAGATTTAGATGAGATTTTGTCTTGGTCAAAAAATGTAATTCTATATCAAGAGCAATTGATGCAGATTGCCAATAAGGTTTTTGGTTTAACCTTGGAAGAAGCAGAGACTCTCCGTCGAATTGTTGGCAAGAAGAAGGTTGAGGAGATGCCTAAGTGGAAAGATAGAATTTATGATGCCGCAGAGGATTTAGGTTTGGATGGTGTAATCAGTGATTTCTACTGGACTGCACTTCAAGCTTCGGCAGATTATTCTTTTAACAAGTCTCATAGTTTTGCTTATGCTGAGTTAGCTGCTAAAACAGTTTATTTGAAATACAAGTATCCTAGAGAGTTTTTCTTGTCTGTGCTTGAATCCTCTGAGTTTGATCCAGATCCTTTGGCGGTTGTTGCTTCTGTTCACCATGAGCTAGATCACTTTGGTATTCGCTTATTGCCACCAAACTTATTTAAATCTCAAATGAATTTTTCTATTGAGGATAACAATATTAGGTATGGTTTGAATAGCATTAAGGGTATCTCAGAAAAGTCTATTGAAAGCCTTATATTTTTTAAAGGTGCTGATGGATTTGAGAGCAAGTATGATGTATTCTCTGCCGCTAAGAGTTGCGGAATCAACATATCTGTTCTTGTCGCTTTGATCCAAGCTGGAGCGATGGGAGAGTCTACAGAAAAAAGAGGTAGGTTAGTATTAGAGGCTCAAGCTTTCAACATACTGACAGATAGAGAGAAGAGGAATTTTATTTCATTTAAAGACAGGTTCGGAGATGATATTTTAAAAGCCATATCGCAAGCGATAGAAACAAAAGCTATTGCTGACGATGGTCGTCCTTTAATGAAAGAGTCTAGGTTTGAAACGTTCAAAAGGAACTTCAAAAATTACAAAGAAATCTTTGACAAAAATAAACCTTATCAAAAGTTCACTAATTGGTGGTATGAAAATACTTTGCTGGGATATAGCTACTCTTTTGATTTGAAGGATTGTTTTGAAGATGAGTTTGGGGCCATGTGTTATCTCAAGGATATAGATGAAATATCAGAGAGGACTAATTTCAAGACAGTTTGCCAAGTAAAAGATTTTTTTACAAAGACATCTCAAAGTGGCAATAAATACATGTTGATTCAAGGTTCTGATAACACAGGGGCGGCTAGTTTTCTTATGATGGATAATTCTAGATCAACCACCCTTACTGATTTCCTTGAGCAGTATAAAATATCAAAAGATTGCATTTTGATCTTGAATGCTAGCAAAGGTCGTGGTAATAGTTTTGTGAATTCAGCAAGAGTCGTAGATACAAAAATCATGATGAAACTGAGGGATTTAAGTAAAAAATGAACGATCTTCCATTTACTCCACAACTGACTTCTATTTTTAAAAAATCTCAAGAGTTAAACGAACTACTTGAAAGGAATAGGGTAGATATAGATGTTTTTTTTCATAGTTTTATCAATGACTTAAGTCTTTCCTGCTCGACTCTACTTGAGAAGTTTTCTTCCGAAGAGGCCCTACGGCTTGCATCGCTTCAAGTAATAGAGAAGAAAAAACCTCAAAAAATAACTTCTAGAAAATATTCCACTAATCTGAATAAGCTAATTGAAGAATGTGAGATCATCCAGAGAGATATTTTTGGTTTAGATTATATCGGACCAGAATCTATACTTCTCGGCATGTTGAGCAATAGCTTTACACCCAAAGCTTTAAGTTCAGTTCTTGGGGAAGAGGATAGAGATATTCTGATTACAGATATTACTAGATTCATAAAAGATGAAGAAGACGAGAATGATGAGTTCATGAGTTATTTCGACTCAGACTCTTCCTTTGAATTGGTTGACAAATGGATTGGTATGTTCGATGAGAACCCCATTCTGGATCAATTTGCAGAGAACTTAAACTTAAAAGCTTCTCGTGGAGATTTCGATAAAATTGTAGACTTTGATGACAAGATATCAGAAATAGCCACAATTCTTTGTAGAAAGAAAAAACCTAATGCAATTCTAGTGGGTCCAGCGGGAACAGGTAAAACTTCTTTAATTGAAGGTCTCGCTTCTCAGATCGTAAATGGCGAAGCTCCAGAACTCATCGCGAACAAAGTTATTTATTCTTTGAGTTTATCTAGTATGGTTGCTGGGACTCAATACAGGGGACAATTTGAAGAGCGGCTTGAGAAGTTTGTTGATGAAGTTAAAAAATATGACAATATTATTTTATTCATAGATGAGATCCACACTTTAGTTGGTGCTGGAGGAACAACAGAGAACTCCCTTGAAGCTTCTAATATTCTCAAGCCTGAATTAGCAAGAGGTACTATTAGCTGTATTGGAGCAACAACCATTAATGAGTATACCAATACAATTAAGAAGGACACCGCCTTGGATCGTCGCTTTGAAAGAGTTACCATTAAGGAACCTTCAAAATTCCAAATGGAGGAGATCCTGCCAACTATAACCTCATACTATGAAGAGTTTCATGGAGTCAGTTATACAGAGAACTTTATTAATCATGTGATTGATTTTTGTGAGAAATATCTTCCTAATAAGTTTTACCCAGATAAAGCTATTGATGTTATTGATCACTGTGGTGCTCAAGCCAAACTTTCTCATTGGCAAGAAGACTCTTCCTTTAAAGAAATTCAGGATGAAATAAAAGCTAGTGAGGTAGATCTAACTTCTACAGAGTCTATAATGTCTTTTGTATCGAATAGACTTTCAGGTTGGGCTGAAGATAAACAAAAAAATACTCCTGAAGTAGCAATGAAGCACCTTGAAGACTTCTTTTCTAAGAAAGAGAATCCTTTGAGGAAGCCAGAAATTTTGTCAGAACTTTCGAAAAGTTTAAAAAGTAAATTTGTAGGAAATAAAAGTGTTATAGATTCTCTCGTTGAGAGTATTTCACTATCAAGCTACGGCATGAACAAAAAGGGGGTAGCTCCTAACATCTATTGCTTAACTGGGGTAGAATCCAGTGGTAAAAGCTTCTTCTGCTCTACTTTAAAGGAGTCTTTAGAGAAGAGAGGGGTTAATGTTTTAAGTTACAGCGGAGTTCATTTCTCAGACGAGTTTGCTAAGTTTAAAATTCTACCAGAGGTAATGAACAATACTTCTCTTTGTGAGAAGATTAATATTCATCCGAATAGTGTGATCATTATTGATGATTTTCATAGGCTACATGTTTCTGTTAAGACTATATTTGCTCAAATTCTAAAAGAAGGTAGGCTTCAAATGGCAAATGGAGATTTAGCTGACTTCTCCAATGCTAAAATATTTGTCACTAGCGGTGTTGAAAACTCCTCTTCTATGGGATTTAATTCTGAATCTGGCTCTCCTACCTCTTCTATTTTTAAAGAATTATTATCACTCTTTGACTGCAACTTAGTATTGAAGCAAGTCAGGAAGAAAGATATATTCAGGATTCTTTATCATAAGCTTCAAAAAATCAATGAGGATTTGAGGCTGAACAATATAGAGGTTGTGTTTACACTGAGTTTTCTCAAGAGATTTGCTTCTTCCTCTAAGAACCTAGTAGACTTTGAAGACAGGTTCGAAAAGCAGATAAATAAATTTATTTGCAAAGAGATAACAAAGGACTCCTCTAAAATAAATCTAGAAAAAATTTGTCTTTCTAGTTGATAAAGTGGCTTTTATTTCTAGAATAACATGTTATGAAATTAAATCGTAAGCAGAAAACTGCACTTAATGTCATTCGTGGTACACGGGGTCGTTTTTTTGGCCTTAAAACCACACAGGGGGAAACCTTAAACGCTCAGTTTCGTGGAGAGACTGAAAGTTATATTCAGATCTTTGATCGGAATAATGGAAATGTTCGTCGATTTGCAAAAACAAGCCTTGACAAAGTCTCATTTGGCAAGTAATGAGTGGATCGACAGCAAGATATCTCAGGAGCTTAATTTCTTTTCAGAAAGACCCAATCATGAAAAGGGTTTACAAGAGAATCAAAAAGCGTTATACTGAGCTTCCTCACAATAAGAAGCACTTAATCAAAAGCTATACAAATCTATGAACGAAAATAATACATCAAGCGAATGGTCAGAACGTGAAATTGGTGCTCTCTGGCGTAAAGGCGGAGACAAGCCATTTTACTCTGGAAGCGTAATGGTTGGAGGTGAAAAACTAGAAATCGTTATCTTCAAGAATAAATACAAAGAAAAGGATAACCAGCCTGATCTGCGAATTTATAAGAGTAAGCAATTACAGAAGTAATGGCTCCTGATCAAGAACAAGAGCTTCACGAAGCCCTTGTTAATCATATTACAAGCAATCTAACTTTTGCAGAGTTAATAGATATAATCTCTACTCTAGTTAATGAAGAGGTTGATCGTAAACTTGATAATATGACTGACGAAGAAAAACTTCAAAGTTATAACGAAGTTTTTGAAAAACAAGTGTAACATCTTTTGATGGAATACGATTTTTCTAAAGAAGCTAAAGAATTTCTTGAATCTCAGTCTGCAAAGCGTTCTGGGCCTAAAAGTGGAGCGCAAACTCCAGCAAAGCCTAGCGAGCGCAAAAAAGGTTCTAGTAAGAACGAAAAAGGTAGTGCTGGGAAAGATGGGAAAAAGATTGCCTTCTCAGAAAAAGTAGTTACTGCTCTAAAAAATAAAGTAAAAGAGCATAATGAAAAGCATTCCAAAAAAGTTACACTTTCTCAGTTAAAGAAAATTTACCGCCGTGGTGCGGGAGCATTTAGCTCTAGTCACCGTCCTAACAAGACCAGAGGTCAATGGGCGATGGCTAGAGTAAATATGTTTTTAAAGATGATGCGCGGAGGTAAGGTTAAAAAATCTTACCGTGCAGCCGATCAGGATGTAGCAAGAGGTTCTGAAGATTATTATATTGAAGAGCTTGGAAGAGCTTTCGTTGATTATGAGGAAATTGATTTTGCTCTTGCCCGTTTAGATTTCGTTCGGATGGATGCTTCATCTGAATCAGATCAAGATATTGAAGATATTGACTACTCAGAGGCGGAAAAAAAGACTTTAAACAAGCCATTCCGACTTAAGGACGGCAAAAAGAAGTTTGGCGTTTATGTTAAGAACCCCAAGACTGGCAATGTTATTATGGTTAAGTTTGGTGATCCTAACATGGAGATCAAACGTGACGACCCAGATCGTCGCAGGAGCTTTAGAGCGCGTCATAAGTGCGATACTGCCAAAGATAAAACTACCCCACGCTACTGGAGTTGCAAATTCTGGGCTAAAAAGCCTGTAAGTTCTATGGCTTCAGAAGAAGTTTTAGCTTGGGACGAAGAAGAGAAGTTTTCTGAGTGGGGTTGGGATGATGAATCATTTGCAGAACATCAGGATTTGCTTAATGGTTTTCCATTTTTGAATGATATTAAAGAATTTGTTGAAGACGAAGGTGACTTGTAATATAATGCGTTATGCAGCGTGTTGTAGTCACTGGCAGTGAAGGCTTCATTGGGAAAAACCTTTGCCCTTATCTTGAGAAGAGGGGAATAGAAGTTGTACCTTATGACATAAAATTTGGCGGCAGTCTGCCTCCTTTAAATGGTATTGATGCAGTTATTCATCTTGGGGCTAACTCAAGTACGACAGAAACTGACTTAAAAAAGATTCTAAATGAGAACTTTATCTTCTCTGGCACTCTTTATCAATTGTGTGCTAATATGGATATTAAATTCCAATATGCTAGCAGTGCTTCAGTATATGGGGTTGCAGACACTTTCCAAGAGGATCAGTTCTGTATTCCATTGAGTCCTTATGCTTATAGTAAATATATGTTTGACAATTGGTTGTTAAACGAGAAGCATCCGTATCAAGGATTTCGGTACTTCAATGTGTATGGTCCTCATGAGGAGCACAAAGGAGATCAAGCAAGTCCTATTACTAAATTCGTTAAACAAGTTCAAGAACATGGTGAGATCAAAGTTTTTAGAGGAAAAGCCAGCAGAGACTTCGTCCATGTTGAGGATGTTTGTGAAGTTCATTATAGGATGCTTCATCATGATGACTCTGGGATCTTTAATGTTGGCACTGGTAATTCTGTTCCTTTTAGGGATATTGCTGACAAAATGGCAGAGAATTCTGGAGCAAAAGTTAAGCAAATAGCAATGCCAGAAAAATTAAAAGGACAATACCAAAAGTTTACTCAGGCAGATATAACGAAACTAACTTCTGTTATTGGGGATATGGAGTGGAAGCAGGTTTTAGAGTGTATATAATAGAGCAATGATGTCCTTAATTAAAACTCTTGCTCAAAGTCTCAAGCTTTATCTTGCTTTAAGGAATAAGCTTGCCTTCTTTGAAATAACAGAAAAACATAACAAAAGAAAAAATGAACTTATCGAAGAAATTGAAAAGCTACGCGCTGTTGGTGACAATGAGTCCAATGATCGCGCTGACTTCCTGCGGGGGCAGCTCCGCACCGAAAACAACCAATTTAAACATATATCAACCGTCTTCCTTGAAGCTCAAAGCGGGACAACCGATTCAGACTCAGGAGGGGACGTACACCCCCCAAAGTGATGAAGTCTGGCATTCAGATGCTCGTTATAGAAAGCTAGAGCGAGAGATTTACAATCAATAAAAAAAAGCCCCTCCGAAGAGGGGCTTTTTTGTATATTTTATTATTTATTATCTCCTTTTCCGCTGTAAAAGAAGCAGCAATCCCAGCCCTCCAAATAAGCTTGAGCTAAGTTCTGGTATAGGTTTCAACTCAACAGAGTTGCCAATGATAAGTTCTTGTGGGATAACCTCGTCGAAAACAAAGTTATCCATTCCAAAACAGAAGGCAGACCATTCACCTTGGACATACTCGCCCGTTGTCCATTGCGATAAATCACGGATAACAACTTTGTCAACATTATCGAACGAAGAGGGAAGGAAGACATCTTGGTATTCGCCTCCCCAATCTTCACTTGGCAATTGAAACTCTTCAGTAACTATTGCTCCATCTAACCATCCTTGGATGGCAATGATTTCGTCTCCAGTTGCTGCTCCCCCACCGATTTCAGTATTAGATGTCAAATGGAAGAACTGAAGATCAAAAGGAGTGTTTCCATCACGAAAAATCTCAATAGATGAGATTGCGCTCCAATGGCCATGAATTACGTCATCTCCAGCACCGTAGTAATTTCCTACGGTTTGAAAGCTCCAATCTTCATTGGGAGACAAATAGTTTAGGATAACATCTCCTTCTTGATAGCTCATCACGCCATCGTTATAAGATTGTGCATCAGTGATGACGACTTCTCCATTTTCAAGATTTGCGGTTCCTCCAGTAAAGGTGACAATAGCCGCCTTAGCCAAAGAAGTTACGAATAATAGTGGTAGTATTAGTGGTATTAGTTTGTTCATTTTTTCACTTTTTTAAGTAGATAGTTTTTAAATTTGGTTAAATTGCCAGTTACTTTTCCAAGTATCTTTCCCAACTTACTTTCTTCTGGCACAATACAAGCAAGTGTCCCAATAAGTCCCATGACGGAGACAACGAACTCTGGCATAGAGGACATATACGGGGCTAAAATTTTATCAAATATTTCTTCCATTACTCATTGCCTAAAGGCGTTACAGGTTTGTCTTTTTCTAATTCTTCTTTAATTTTGGGAAGAATTCCCTTTTCTTCTAGCTCTTTCTTCTTTTCAGCCGCTTCTTTAAATTTTGCCGACTTTTCTTCATCAGAAAGTTCTTCGTTTCCACCTTCGCCTCCATCTCCACTTTCACCTTCTCCTTCAGAAGATGGACTAGTTCCTTCAATATCGCCGAAGCCTTCTTCAGCATACCTGATTACACTCTTAAATGATGAGACTCCAAGTGTTGACTCTGTAAACTGGTTAAATTTGGAGAATACTCCATATTCTTGTTCGCTAACAACTGCTATTTCAATACCCTCTGCTTTAACAGTCTTAGCTTGAAAATAGGCTCCGCTACCTATAGACATAACACCAGCAGTACCAATCGCTGCAACTTTTTGACTAGCTTCTTGGAAGAATGTTGCTGTTGCCGCAGTTATACTTGGGCTTGTTGCTGCCGCTGCTGTTTGAGTTGTAGCTGCTACAGCGCCAGCTCCTGCCACAGTTTTTGTGGCTTTTTTAATTAATTCTTTATTATTCTCAGCTATTTCTGAAAGCTTGTCTAGAGTAGAAGTATCTGGAGTTTCCGCTTTAATTTCTTGCGTTTTTACTTCTTGCGTTTCTTTTTCTTCAGCTTTTTCTGTAACTGCATCCTCGACTTCTTCGTCTTCTACTTCAGAACCGCACTCCTCACAAACACACTTTTGATTCTCTAAGTGTTTTATTCTTTGTAGTAAGGCCCAAGCAGACTCTCTAGCATGTCTATCCAAGTCAGAGATTATTTCACTGTCTTGTGGATTGCAATATTTCAGAGCAAATTCTTCTGCTTCAGAAAGATCTTTATTATTTTTCCCCATCACTTATTCATACACAAAAATATTTTTTTGGTGTAATGTATTTTACATGGATTTTAAAAATCTTTTCAGGGAGTTTTTGGATGGTGGTTGGGTGATCCCTGTGATTGGCGCAGCTGGTATGATTGCGCGTATGCTTACTTATAAAGGTAAGGTTTCAATAAAGTCTTTTTTGAGAAATGTTATAGCTGCGGCTTTATTGTCAGGTATTTTATGGTTTGTGCTAAAAGATGCTCCTATAAGTGACTTTATAAAAGCGATTTCTTATGGTGTTGTTGGAGTAGTAGCACCAGAAATTATTAATGGTATTATTGCTTTAGCTAAAAAGTTTGAGAAGAATCCTGATAAATTCTTAAAAAAGTAATAAATTAGTGTAACATAAAACAATGGCTGGGACAAAATATGATATCGTTATTGAGCAGGGAGCTTGTCTTGATATTCCAATGACTCTTACGGATGACTCTGACAGCCCGTATGATCTTCGTACAGATGCAGTTTATTTAACTGGAGTTATTTATCGCGATTATGATCAAGCAGTTCAAGCCACTTTTACTTATGCAGAGACTGATGCTGAAAATGGCGGTGCAAAAATGTCTTTAAGTAGTGCAGATACTCAGGCTATGGAGCCAGCTTACAGTTCCTATGATATATTTTTAATTAAATCAGATGGTTGCGTTGATCGGTTGTTATATGGAACGGCAACCATTAGCGGAACTGCAACTCCTCTTCCATGAGTATCAATGTAACAGTAACAGAAACTCCAAATGTAGACTTGACGATATCTTCATCGACAGGTCTAAATGTCGGTGTTGATGGCACTTCTCATAACTCTCTCATTGGTATTCAAGGTGGTGCTTCTGGCGAATATTATCACCTAACAGAAGCTGAATATTCATTACTAGCTCTTAATGACTCTAACTTTGTTAATATAACAGGAGAGGAAACTATATCTGGAGTAAAGACTTTTCTTTCTGGTCTTATCATTTCTGCTGACTCTCAAGATATTATTATTACTGGTGATCTTGATGGTTCAGATAGGAAACTTTATATTGATGCTGAATCATTAATTGTCGGAGATAATTCTGTTAACTCACTTTATTCTGCTGCTATACTTGGTAGCGGTAACCAAATTTTTGGTGATTATGATATTATTGCAGGAGGTGCATCTAATATTATTAGTGGCGATGATTACTCTGTTATTATTGGAGGAGCTTCGAATCTAATCCAAAGTGGTGGGTTAGGCTATAATACAATCAACGGAGGGACTTCTCACTCTATAAAAAGATCAACCGCATCTCTTGTTGATGGTGGGTATGATAATGATATTTTGGGGGCTTCAAATGCGGTTATTGTTGGTGGCCAAAGTAGCAATATAACAAGTGGCACTATAGCTCCTGATCATTCTATAATTTTAGGCGGAGAAAGTAATACTATTCAGGATGCTTCAAATGCTATTGTTGTTGGAGGGGTTAATAATTTTGCTAGTGGTTCTTTCTCTACTGTCATAGCTGGAAGAGGAGGCAGAGTTACTCATGAAGGGGCTATGGTTTTAGCTGATGGTAAAGTTGGGAGAACTAAGTCATCTATTGCTGAACATTCCTTGAGTATAGATTTTGCTAGTGGCATTGATGTTCCTACGGGTAATTTGGCGGTAGCTCAAGATATTACAATGGGCGGAGAGACAGTTGCAACAAGAACTTGGGTAGAAGATAGAGATTTAGGACAGAGGTTTGATACTGTTTTGCCTTCTGGAATTGATGAAACTGGAATTGAGTTTGCTACTTCGTTTTCTTCAGCTCCTGTGGTTCAATGCGAATTGCAGTTGCCAGATGATGGAGAGAGAACTTATTTTATAGCAGTGAGAAGTATAACTAATACTGGTTTCTTCGTTGAATTTTCAGATAATATAGGAACAGGATACACATTACAAACTAGAGCAATACCGAATACATAATGGCGTTAGAAGTAAAATTAAAAAATTTAGTTGTAGAGACTCTTAATACTGAGAATGTCTCTAAAGCTATTTTTGGAGAAGGATCAGATAATCCAAATTTAAACTCTCAGCAGAGTCAGTTTATTATTTCTAATGGTTTTTTCTCTACCGCAGGAGATGCTCAGACTTGTTTATTTTTGCTTCGCGGTAATTCTACAGACGATTCTGAAACTGAGTTATTTTTAGACGGATCTAGTGCTAGATTTGTTTTAGAAGATAATACCTCTTACTTTTTTAGCTGCCAATTTATTGCTAGAGCTGAAAATGGCGATAGTGCGGTTATGCATGTTAATGGCGGGGCTAAAAGAGGTTCAAGTGCAAACTCAGTATCGTTAATTGGAGATCCTCACAATCATATTATTCATGATGAAATTGGGGTTGGAGATGTGGAATTTGCCGTTAGTGCGTCAAATGGTTCTTTGAAATTTTTTGCTACTGGCAAATCTGGTACTAATATACGTTGGTTGGGTAAGGTTGATTTGACTCAATTAAAATATTAATTTTCTTATTTGCTATTTGTGGTGTAACTAGCATTAACTAGTTATTTTTTTAAAACACCATGGCAACGAATATTATTTATAAGGGAGAGAAGGTCGGCACTCAGGTCGATTTTCAGACTGGTAGTCTGACAGATATTTCTACTTTTACTGGGGACGTAAGGGGAGCAGCTATTCAAGACCAGATTGTTGATGGAGTTACTGATATTGGTGCTTCTCAAGATGCGATTCATGCGATGTCTGGCTATTTGGCAGCCAATGCTCACCCAACTGTTACCCCAGCTTCTGATGTTTCTATTGATAATTCAAATGGAACAGTTCTTCAAGATGCTACTTTTACTTTTGATGATGATGGTCATGTTACAGAAGCTAGTTTTGTATCTGCCAACTTAGATGACCGTTATTTTACTGAGAGTGAGGTTACTGGAATTTCTGGCGCTTTGCAGTCTCAAATTACAAGTAATGATACTGATATTACAAATTTATCTACTGATATCGAAACTGTAAGTGGTTTAGTTACAGGTAACGATGCAGAACTTGTAACTTTAAGGACTGCTACTGGTTCATTAAATACTCGCCTGACTTCAGCTGAAAACGATATTGATAGCCTTGAAACCGCTACGGGTTCATTAAATACTCGTCTTACTTCCGCTGAAAACGACATTGATGACCTTGAAACCTCCACTGGTAATTTAAATACTCGCTTAACTAGTGCTGAAAACGATATTGATGACCTTGAAACTGCTACTGGGAATTTAAATCCTCGTTTAACTAGTGCTGAAGCTGATATTGATGCTCTTCAAGCAGCTTCTGGTAATTACTTATCACTTACTTTGGATAATGTTTGTGATAATGATTCTACCACAGACCAAGATATTCAAGTAAACAACATTCGTGTTGATGGCGGTAACATTACTGGTCCTGCCACTATTGTTATTGATCCAGACGCTGTTGGTGCATCTGGAACCGTTGTTATTCAAGGAGACTTGCAGGTTGAGGGAACGACAACTACAATTAATTCTGTCGATGTCCAAGTCGGAGACAAGAGTCTAATCCTTGGGACTGGCGCAGCTAACGATGCTGCAATGGATGGTGGTGGAATAATTCTTTCTGGCACAGCAGGGACTATCGCTGAGTTCACTTATGATGGAACAAATGATCGTTGGACAACGAATGGCTTAGATATTGAGGCTGATATTGTTGGTAATGCTGATACAGCTTCAAGATGGGAAACTGCTCGTACAATTACTCTTGGCGGAGATCTTGGTGGCTCTACTTCTATTAATGGCAGTTCTGATGTTACTCTGACTGCAACTATTCAAGCCCTCTCTGTTGAAGGTTCAATGCTTGCTCTTGATTCAGTCAGTGGAGTACACATTGCTGACGATCAAATTGATTCAGAACATTATGTTGCTGGGTCCATTGATAATGAACATATCGCTGACAATACTATTGCAAATGGTAAATTAGCTAATAGCTCTGTTACGATCAACGCTGGAAATGGTATCAACGCAACTTCGCCATCTGTTTCTCTTGGAAGTTCTTCGGAAATCAGTGTTGTATCTGATCAGGGTCATTTAGACGAGATAGAACTTGGTAGTGATGATAATTCAATAACTAATGTAGTAACAAAGGGAGGAATTTTAATACTTCGTGGAACTGATAACAATGGAATTACTACTGATGGAACTGATGCCAATGCAATTGACCTAAATGACAAAACAACTGTTGCTTTTGAAGGTGTTGTTCAATCAGCAAGAACAGACCAAGATTCTGATAACGGTAGTTATGTGGCGATGTGGAAGATTCAAGGAGTAATTCGTCGCGATGCTGACAGCACGAACATGCTGCAATCTTTTGTAACGAAGACTTTTGCAGGAGCAAACGCTTCTGCTTATGGACTGTCTGTAAGTGTAAGTGGAAATGGATTAAAAATCAACAGTGATCAAAACACTGCTAACTTAATTACTTCTGCTACAATTAATTATAACTGGATCGAAGATACTACAGCTTAATACATAAAATATACATAACCTGCCCCAATTAACTTTGGGGTGGGTTTTTTTATGCCTTTATTTGTTAAATAGTGTAACAAACTATATAATTTTGTAGATATGTCAGAGTATTTCGTAGGAACCACAGGATCAAATAGCCAAACAACCTTCGAAGCTTTAACTACTTCTGAAGTTTTAGATGATTTGGGGCTTAATACTGGCGATGCTCCAACTTTTTCTGGGTTATTTCTAGATGGTAGTGGGAGTACTATTTTTTCTGTTGATGGTTCAAATGGAAGACTTTTCGGAGTTACTGATGAAGTAACAGGCACAGTTTTCTCAGTTAATGATGCTGCTGGTTTACCCATTGTGGAGGTAGAAAGTACTGCTGACTTTGATAAAATTACTATTGGTGAATATGGTAGCGATTTACTTGTTTTAAGTGGGCAGACTACAGCTGAAGTTACTGGTTCACAAATTGCCACACAATCTTGGATTAGCGATCAAGGATTTTCTGAGAACTACTATTTAACAGGAGTATCTAAATCAGGTAATACTTTTACTTTTGAGGTAAATGGAGCTTCTGATCCAACTTATACTTTAACAAGTGGAGATATTACTGGGGCTTTAGGATATACTCCAGTAACATTAGAAGATGATGGTTCAATTGAAGCAGAAGAGTTTATTGGTGATTTAAGAGGGGCTGTTTCATTTAAAGCTCAAGCAGGTGAAGCTATAGCAAAAGGAGAAGCTGTTTTCATTTCTGGTATTTCTGGAAATACAACTGTTGTGGGTCTTGCAGACGCAAATGACGCTACGAGGATGCCAGCATTTGGTATCGCATCTGAAGCAGCTAGTGCCAATAATCCTGTCACTGTTATTAATTTTGGTAGTCTTGGTAGTTTAGATACAGACACTCCAAACTGGGATGAAGGTGATGAGCTTTTTGTTTCTAATACTGCTGGTGCATTAACAACTACTCCTCCTACAAGTGAGAGTTCACTTTTGCAGAAAATTGCAAAGGTTACTAGAAGACATGTTTCTTCTGGTTCTATTACGGTAATGGGTGCTGGTCGCTCCAACGCCGTTCCCAACCTAAACGAAGGTCGTTTATTTGTAGGTAATTCTAGTAATCAGGCTGTAGCAGATGATACTGCTTATGTTGATATTGCTAATAGTAGAGTTGGTATAGGAACAACGAGTCCTGATTACCCTTTGGAAGTCGCAGGTTCTGGAACAATTTCAATCGCCTATCAAAGAACGGGTGTTAGTGGTCCAAAAAAATGGGGCTTTCACTCAGATAGTCTTAACACTTATTGGCACAATATAACTGATAATGTATTAGCTTTAACTGTATCCAATGCTGGCAACGTTGGCATAGGTACAACAGGTCCAACTGCGCAATTAGAAAGTATGTCGCCAGACGGTAACAAATCTTCTTTAAGGTTAGGTAGATCAGATACATCAAGTATCTGGGATTTTAATCATGCTGGAGCTGACCTAAGAATTTGGAACTCAGCGGCTTCTGGTTCAGATATCTTACTTGGAGTAGATTCAGGAGGTACAGTTAAAAATAATAACGTTGGTATAGGAACAGCGAGTCCAGCAGAGAAACTACACGTAGGTGGGGACATCAGAGTGGGTAATGGCGGCTCTAGCGAATATAATCACGTTAATTTTACTAGAGCAGGTGGCTCTAACGTAGGAGCTATTGGTTGGCATAGTGACAATAATTTTTATGTAGGAGGT